ATAGAAATCAAATACATCTTTATTCTTTAACCACAGATAGCAGTTAGTAAAACGCTTGTCGTTCAAAAACAAACCTTGAAAATCTATTCCGTATTTTGTCTCTATTGCGTTAAATATTCTTGAAATACGAACCGCTGGGAATAACTCTGTGTGATGTATATGGTGAGAGTTTTGGCTTATATCCTGTGAACCACCACCACCATAAACCCAAAGTCTATCTGAACTAATTAAAGGATAACGCACATCGTAACTTGAAGAACTCGTTATTCGTGTTTGAACCTCTGCGCCTGTGTATAGATGTGAATAAGGAGACATATCTAAAGTATTCAGCTTATCCTCTCCAAAATAATCTTGAAGCGTTCTAATATCTCCGTAAAACGTAATAGTGTAGCTTTCTACTTGTCCTTTCTTTAGGTTAGATTTCTCTATCTGAATCTTTCCTGTTCTAAATGGTATTAGGTCAACTTCTATCCGTGCTTCTCTACGTACTTGGTGGTCTATCGTTCCGTTTATTGCGCTCTCATAAAAATGCTGAAAGATAGCGTTGTTATGAGGTGACGCAGGTACGGTGAAACTCTGTGAGAAATCAGTAAATACTTTAGCTATATCCTGTACGTTCTGAACCGATGAGGTAACCTGTATTTGTTCGTCATCGAATAGTTCTATTCGTTCTCCCTCTATGTATACTTGAACCTTTCTCATTAAACAACGTTATTGATAATATCAGATGCGTATTGGAATTCTAAAGTGTAGTTTATCATCTTCGTGTTTATCTGTTTGAATAACTCCGTAGATTTCGTGTTTATCTTTACAGGTCTATTGTCTAACAATATTCTTTCGCTTGTCATAAGCTGTCTTAAATTCTCTGAAAAATCATCACTTACCCAGTCCGTGTTTACGGTGATAGTCTCGCTGTAGTTAGTGTTGAATGTTTTACGCTGACCTTCCAATACGTCAAAACTTACAAGGTTATTCTGAAGCAAGTTATACTCCGAGTTTTCTACGTTTATATTGTTCTTAGAAGCCTTAAAGAAGTACTCCCTTTGCCATGCGCCATATCGGTTAATAAAGTCGCAGCAGACAGGCTCGTAATGGCACTCCGTCTTTGGCTTAAACGTAGCTTCCCAAAGAACGTTATTAGATGCATCTGTAATTTGTGTTAGGCATCCATTATCGTAGTAGTTAGGGTTAACCCTATAAGATGTAATTACACCACTTGAGGGTATAGTAACCGTGTTAGTGGTTCCTGTAACTAACTCCGTGTATTTGACCTTGTATCCAGCTGTTGCATTCCACGTTATACTACCTGCTCTTTTTAGTGTGTCAGTAGAAAGAACCGCAGCGGAATCGTATAGAAAATAGTATGTTCCCGCATCTAATAAAATATCTCCTAAATCTTTGTTGTAACCCTCTGTGTAAAGTCCATATCCATCAAACACTTTGTAAGTAGTTGTGCTTCCTACTTGACTGAAAGTAGTTGTTAGCTTCTTAAATCTCTTTACAGATACGTTGCACCATTCAGTAGTTGTTAATGTTTGGTTGCCTACGTTATAGTTATTTTGGAAAGAAGCGTGGCTAATATACTCCTTTAGGTAAGGTGAAATATTGTAAGTAGTCTTTGTTATGCTCGGTGCTGGAATCAACTTACTTAACGTGTAAGTAGGTGACGTAGGTGCTGAACCTGTGCCATTCCAAATATATAACTCTACCTTCGTTTCTATTTGAGACGCTTCGTCTATCTCTATAATGAAAGGTGATCTTGCAAATATGTTAGCCATTATTTAGGTTGCTTAATTATATCAAAAAATAGTTTACTCGCTTCTAATCCGTATTTATCTATTAACTCGTCAGGCAGGTTTTTGTATGCTGCTTCAAATGGCTTCGTAAAAAACAAACTTGGCTTTATTCCCTTTGAATAGATACTTTTCGTCATTATCCAAGCTGTAGATTTGTAAGACATGAACTTACCAGTATCTCTGTTTTTGAATTGGATTCTCCGTCTTTCTACCCACTTCTGCATAGCTTCTGTTAGACCGCCTTTTTTACCCGTGCCACTACCAAACTTAAACGGAGACTTTGGTGCTTTAGCAGAAGAACGCTTACCACGTACCCCTTGATCTTGGTACGCCCCATACTCTTCCATAGAGAAATACATACCTATAGAGTTAGGCATTGCTTTAACCTCTCCTTTAATAGACTGATGCAGCTTCTTTGAGACGTTCTTATCCTTTGTGGTAAGGTTTCTCTTCGCTTGGTTTACTACATGGTCTCTAAAGCGTTCTAAAGCCTTTTGTACTTCGTCTTTTTGCATTAGCAAATACTCATTTCGTTAGGCACTATAATATCGAACGTCATAGTCCATCCAGCAAGTAGGTTCTCAAATCTCTCCGTGAATGGTTCACAGCTTGGCACACCATCTAATTGGTATTCGTCATTTGATAGACTTCCGTTAAATAGACTTGCTGCTAATCGTTGGCACACGGCTAACTGCGTATTGAGTACATCTTGCTCGTTGTCGTTGCCTTTGAACGTGTCTGTAGTTTCCGTCTTGCTAACGTCTACTATATCCATTGCTATTACGCTGATATTAAAACGTAGTACGTTCTCTTCGATGTTTACGGCATTAACCATAATATGAGACAAAGGGAATATAGTCTGCTTATTCAGGTCTACTTCAAAGATACTCCCTTCAGTAACCGTGTTTACGAACGGACTTGCTATAAGTTCCGTTTTTAAGTTATCTATTACGCTATAAAATCCTACCATTTTTGCTGTTGCTTTTTAATCTGTCTTATTTCTATTTCCGTCTTTTGCTTCTCAAAGGTTAAAAAAGTTAACGCTTTTACAAGGGGTTGTTTAGTAACTCTGTCAAATTCGAGAATGTTTCCTTTAGCTGCTGCATAGATTGATTGATACCATCCCCACTGCTTACCGAATTGAGTTTGTTCCGAGTAGTCGTTTTGCTCATCTTCTTCGTCTCCTTCTCCAAATAGTCCGCTAAAGCTTCCAGTAATTCTATTCCTAAAGTCCAAAAAAAAAGCGACGCTCCTAATGCAATGCTAACAGGAGTGAACTTCATTAACTCGGAATATTCAGCCGATCCGTTATACTCCATGATCTCGTACTTATCTCCGTCTTTCTTTACGATAGGTCTGTAAAGCACAGCCATAGCTTTATGCATATTATCCCAACTGCTCAAATACTTTTCAGCATCTATGTATTCACCCCAACTGATATTTTCTAAATCAGGAATGAACCCAAACTCAATATCCCCTATCTTAAATCTGTTTCTGAATGGTTGCTTAACTGAAAACAATTTGTTAAAATGTTCAACCATATCTGTTAGGTCTGTAGCTTTTATCTTCACTACGTCTTTTAGTTCAATACCACAGAATAGCTGTATCATCTTTTCGGAGATAAATTCAGCATCGTTTGAACCATCAGCAGTCCTTCTGAACTCTTGGTAGTGCTTTAGTGGTATCTCGTCTAAAGTTGTTGGTATTAACAATTCTAACTTCATAATATTCTAACTTTTAATCCGTGTTTCTGTAGTTTGTGTTACTATATGCATTTAGATATAAATTCAACATTTCAGCACGTTTTATACGTCATTACATATAATTTTTGTTTCTATAGTTTATAACGTAGTTATAGGCTTCATTTAGCATTATCAAATGCTTTCTTATACTAAACATATCGTCAAAGACTATACGCACGTTTTTTCCTGTACGTTCCTTTATGTACTCTTGTACTACTGCTGTCATTTCCTCAACGGATGGCGTATGTTCCATAGCTTGTATTTAATCCTAATGTTTCCATCTCGTGGTAGCGTAGTGCATCTATAATGTGATCGTTCCCTCCTGCTGGTTTATTTAACCTTACTCCCGTCTTATCCGTGTCCCAACAATACGAACGTAATTCTTTGATGAGGTTGGTGCTGTCAGATGTAATTAAGTATTCTTGACGTTGCATTACATCTATACCATAGTTGATAGAATCTTTACCTTTTGTTACTCCTTTAATCGTTATTCCGTGTCTGCGTATCTCTTCAATACTTTTAGGTTCTGCGCTATCAGCATACACAGGAACGTTTTTAGGCAGTTCTCTTGCAATATCCGTGTTTAACATCCCTGTTCTATAAGCTAACTCTTTAACTATTCGCTGCCCGTTGTATGTATAAACTTGAACAATGGCTGTGGGATCAACTGAATAACCGAAGTCCAAACCTATTCCTATCAACCTTGCTTCGGGTGGGATGGTGTCTATTAACTTCCAATTGTTAAAAACTACACCTTCAAGACTTCCTACTAAACCAAGTCCATAAACATTCCACCAATTACGCCAGTACTCAGATGTGTTCGCCTTTTCCTTGTTCTTTTCTATTTGGTCTATTATGGATTGGTCTAATGCTTCGTTATCCTTGTACGTTAGAATTATGAAATCTGAATCTGGTTCGTCTTTTAGTTCAGTATGCACCCAAAACTCATTGGCAGGATTAAAGTCCAAATAAACCTCTTTCTTGGTACGGATAGCTAACTCGTTGTAAGATTCAAACGTTACGTTGTTGCACTCGTTTATGTAAAGCACGTCACGTCTTGCTCCACGTAGTTTAGATGAATCATCTGCACTAAAGAACTCTATTATACTTCCGTTGCCAAATTCATAGCGTAGAAGAGACTTATTAAAGTGTTCGTCATTATAACGACCTGTCCACTTCATTATCTTTAGAAAGTCTTTTAAAGCACCTCTACGTAAGTGTGGGATAGTTTCAGCTACTACGCTTATCTCAAGTCCTGAATGTCTTGCTGCTTTGTCTATGAGTATTGGTAGAATGGAAAAAGTCTTACCCGCAGATGTTCCTCCTTGTATTATTTTAATTCTCTTTTTTAATTTGAGAATTTTTTTAATTGCAGTAGTTATTTTAAACATACTCAATTTGTAATTTACCTTTTTTTAATTGCCTATAAAAAGAAGTAGTGCTTATTTTTAAATATGTCTTTAATTCATTTATTGAATCAAATAATATATTATTATAACAAACCTTTTTACTTGACGGAGCTTGTGCATTTTTTAATCCTTTATTCCAAGCAACTTGACCTTTTTTAAATGCTGTGCTATTACCTTGTTCTCCTACTATATTACATAAATTTTCTATGCCAATTTTATTAATGCATAATCTTTCAATTTCTAAAGCCTTTTGTTTTGTAATTCCATTAACTATAATTTGGAACTCATATCCATTATTATCCCAAACATATTGTCTCCAGCTTTTATTTCTTTTTGAACCACCATCAAATACTCTGTCATTTTTTCCAATACCAATATAAAAGCATCTGCCTGTTTTTATATTATTATGAGTATATACGTAATAATTATCCATCTTTTTAATCTTCAATTTCGTCTTCCTCTGATTCTAAATTAAACAACGGCTGTTCTACTATTGTAGTCTGTGTCTTCTCTACGAGGTTGTTTAGACGCTGCGTGATAGATGGATTATACATTCCAGCCATTCCACCTTCGATTTGATCTGTGCGTACTTCTCTACGTATACGTGAACAGATGGTTGAAAAGCGTTTATATCTTCCTCTTGAATTTGCAAAATAATTTGACAGGTCTTGAATTATACCTTCATCTGCACAATAGTTTTCGAAGCCTTCTATAGTCAGAGGTCTTTCTTTCTCTCTATATACCATTTCAGCATCTTTACCTACGTAGTCTTTTACAATAAAAGGATTCTCTTTCGTGTTTTTCTTATACGCTTGGAATAACTCCCATAGATGTTCTGGGCTGTGTATCTTATTAGGTCTTCCCATGATTCTTGTTTTTATTTATTATAACTTCGGATATATAACATAAGTCTAAAGTCTTAACTAAAGTTAATACATCTGATCTATCTTTTCTACTATATAATTTGTTTATAGTAGGATAGGAAGTATATTCTTTTATTGTTTTCGTTTTTATGTAGTCTTGTAGTTTTAATTTATCTACTAAAACCCAATAATCAATAGTTTCAAATGCAAAATAATCAGCATCACCATAAAGCCATCCTAATTTTCCAGTGATTCCTTTTATCTCTATCCAATGTATATTTTCATCTACATCTTTATTTGCTCTATTTGTTTTCTTTAATCCTTTTACATCTATTTTCTTTCCACTTATATTAACATCCCAATGTTCGTAAATATCTTGAAGTTTATTTGATAATTCGTATAAATCAAATAATTCAGCAAATTCTATCTCTTTGCTTTTACCTTCTTTTAAATATGTACTGATATTATACATTAGTTCAATGAATAGTTGTACACTTCAAAGTCTTTTTTGCTTATCTCTTCCATGTGGATTAGATTAATCTCGTAATCGTAGTACATGGTGTATTCAGCTTCTGCTACTTCTAACATTAGCTTTATAGCATTCCATGTTTTTAAATGTAAATCAGGATTAATAATCACTATGTAGTAATTAGTTACCACCTGTATTTTGTTCGGCTGCTTTAACATCGTTCGTGTTTTCGTTAAAACTTGATACGCACACAGCGAATCTTTGGTCAATATCTGTGTACTCACTAACCATTTTATCATCACTCATGCAACGCTTAACAAATTCTTTCTCCGTTTCTGAAGCTGTAGGTTTAGGAATTGGCATCGTCGTACTCTTTGTAGATTCTTTTCAATTGGTTTACTATATCTCTCCAGCAAGAAGAACAAGATGTAGGCTCTTGCTTTACATTTAAAACTCTATTGTAAACTTTAAGTAGTTCGTGTTGATCAGATGGG